GCCGATGACTTACGGGTCGATGATGAAAACGAAGCCCAGCGCCTGGCTGATGCCGACTCTCGCAAACGTGAACTGATAGAAAGCTCCCTGGGTACCCACATACGGCGCTCATGGGAAGAGGCCAAGATGGCCAAGCAAGAAGTGGAAAACCGATTGCTGGACTGTCTGCGCCGCCGCAAGGGTGAGTATGACCCGAGTAAGCTGTCCGCTATCAAAGCCGAAGGCGGCAGTGTCGTTTACATGATGCTGACCACCACAAAATGCCGTGCCGCTTCTGCCTGGGTGCGAGACATTCTGATGCCGTCCACCGAAAAGCCGTGGGGATTAGACCCAACCCCATTAGCCGAAGTGCCGACCGAATTTGTGCAGCCTGTATTCCAGCAGTTCATGCAGCAGGCACTGCAGCAGGCACAAGAATCCGGCGAGCAGCCTGACCCTGAAAAGCTGATGGAAGATGCTGAGAAGCACATTCGTAAGGTCGTGCAGGAAAAAGCGCGGGAGGCCGCCGAACGTCACGAAGAATTGATTAACGATCAGCTGGCCGAGGGCGAGTGGGATGACGCTTTCGAGGGCTTTATTGATGATTTCGTCACCTACCCGGCCGGGTTTGTTCGCGGCCATAACTTGCGCCGAGTCTCTACTTTGGGCTGGATGGAAGGTTGGCAAGCGGTCAAGATGCAGGAAATCAAGCCGCAGTGGTATCGCGTTAGTCCGTTCGACATTTACCCCAGCGCAGACGCCACCACCGTAGACGATGGCGCCTATATCATCGAGCGAACCCGATTCACCCGGGCACACCTGAATAAACTGATTGGTGTACCGTCCTACAACACCGAATCCATCCGAGAAGTCCTGAGCGAACACGGCCAAAGTGGTTTGCGTGACTGGTTGTGGTCAGACGGCGAACGAGCCGAACTGGAAGGCCGCGGCCATGAATGGCTGACCCGAGGCCAAACCATTGACGCCCTGATCTATAGTGGCGGAGCGCAAGGCACGACTTTATTGCAGTGGGGCATTGACCCCAAAGAGGTGGAAGACCCGCTGGCCGAGTACGAAGTAGAAGCTACACTGATTGGCCAGCACGTCATCCGCGTGAAGTTCAACCGTGATCCACTGGAGCGCCGGCCGTACCACAAAGCCAGCTTTCAGCCTGTGCCTGGCTCCTTCTGGGGTCATGCAATCCCTGAGCTAATGGCTGACATTCAAGACGTGTGCAACGCCACCGCCCGCAGCTTGATTAACAACCTGGCCATTTCATCCGGGCCGCAAGTGGAAATCTACGAGGATCGACTAGACCCCTCCGAAGACCCGACCGACCTGTACCCATGGAAGGTATGGCGCACCAAAGATTCAGCCGTCACCGGCAATAACCCTGCCGTGCGCTTCTATCAGCCAGGCAGTAACGCCGCTGAACTCATGGGCGTGTACGAGAATTTTGAGATCCGCGCTGACGACGCCACCAATATTCCGCGCTATTCCTACGGTAACGAGAATGTAGGCGGGGCAGGCCAGACTGCATCCGGCCTGTCGATGCTAATGGAGAGCGCTAACAAGGGCATCAAGGACGCCATCCGGCACATTGACCGGGGCGTGGTTCGTCGTGTAGTGGAAGCGCTCTGGCTGCACAACATGCAGTATTCCGACGATAACAGCATCAAAGGCGATGCGGCGGTTATCCCTCGCGGCTCATCGGCCATGTTGATTCGTGAACAGACGCACAATATGCGCTCACAATTCCTGCAAATGACCAATAACCCGACCGATCTGGCGATCATTGGCCAGGAGGGGCGCCGCAAGTTGTTGGAATCCATTTCTGAAAAGCTGGATCTGCCAGGTTCTATCCCCACCGAGGACGAAATGGAGCAGAACACCGCCGCGCAAAACGAAGCCGGTCAGATGATGCAGCAGTTGGAACAAGCCATTAAAAAGGCCGAGATGCAGGAAAAGACCGCCAAAGCTGAAAAGACCATGGCCGAAGTGGACGAAACCCGCGCCGACACCCAGAAAACGCAGACCCTAACGCCGCTGGAAGCCAAAAAAATGCTGGCTGAAATCCTCAAAATGATGCAACCGGAGGCTACGAATGGACGAGCAGGACTGGAAAGCCCTGGCCAGAATCGCCAGCTCGCAGGACGGACGGCGCCTTCTGGCTATCTTGGCCAAGCGTCGGGAGGAATGCAGGGACAAACTGGAACGCCTGCCGGATACCCAGCAACTCAACAGGGTCCAGGGCTCCGCTGAAGCTATCAAGGAGTTACAGCAGAACCTGAATGAAGCCCGCGAAGTCGTGAACAAGCGCTTCAGCAAAGACTAATCACAGCCGGTATTCCGGCCTCACAACAAAGCCGCTTTCTCTTCACAGGGTAGGCGGTTTTTTTGTGGGCGAACGCTCAACAGCCTTACGCGAAGGCCGATTGAATCCGTGACCCCTTAATCGTGAACCCCGGTTACACCGGCTCACCGCGCATGAAGCGCACAGGAGTTGAAATGTCAGCACTACCCAAGTCCATCCAGCAGCAGATTGAAGACGCTCAAAAGCACTACGAACCCGCCGCGAATCCCGAGGCAATCGCCCCGACTCCCGATCCTGAAACCGTAGCGTCTGCTGCACCGGACACTGCCGCGCAATCCGCTGAACTCGATCCGAATGACCCGAAGCACTCCCCGCCCGACGAGCCCAAGCGCTCTGAGAGCTACTGGGAACACCGCTTCAACGTCATCAATGGCAAGTATGCCGCCGAGGTTCCTGCACTGCGTGATGAGGTTAAAAGCCTGAAGTCTGCGATTGAACAGAAAGACCTTCAGATGACGGAGATGAAAGACGCTCCCGCCCCAACGGGCAACATCGGTGGTTTGACGGACGCGCAGATTCAGCAGGGCAAGGATGAGTTCGGCGAGGACTTTGTATCGTTCGTGCAACAAATGATCGACAGCAAAGCCGCGCCCGCCGATAACTCAAAAATGCAGGAACTGGAAGGCAAGGTACGCCAGTTTGAAGAGCGCGAATCGCAGAAAACCCAGGCATCGTTCTGGACCGTTCTCGGCGAACTCGCTCCCGACTGGAAAACCATTAACGCTGACCCGAAGTTTCACGCATTCCTTGCCCAATACGACCCGCAGACCGGAAAGCAGCGCCAGAGTGATTTGGTGACTGCGCAACAGGCACTGGATGCCGACCGGGTAGGAGCAGTATTCAACGCCTTTACAGACCAGCAACCCGCACCTCAACGCAAAATCCCTGACGACCAGATAGATCCGCAATCCAGCCGCACCAATGCAGCCGCCCCCCAAGGCGGTCACATTTGGACGGGGCCGGAGATCAAGCAGTTCTATCAGGAAAAGGCACAAGGGAAGTTTGGCGAAGACGAGGGGCAGAAGCTGGAAGCCGACATTTTCCGCGCCCAATCAGAAGGCCGCATCCGATAACGGAGCGGCCAGGGCGATCATGATTAAGAGGAAGTTATCATGGCAGGTCCCACTCGTGACGCAGGTCACCCCAATATTTCCAGCACCAGTGCCAGCGGTTTTATTCCGTCAATCTGGAGCGGCAAATTGGTCGAAAAATTGTACGCTCGAACCGCTTTTGCGGAGGTCAGCAACACCTACTACGAAGGCTCCATCAAGGGGGCCGGCGACACTGTTCAGATCCGCACCACGCCTAGCATTGTCATTAGTGACTATGTGATTGGTGGCGGTCTGACTTATGAAAAGCCGGTCAGCGACAAGGTAGAACTGCAGATTGACCAGGCCAAGTCGTTCAGCTTTGAAGTGAACGACGTGGACGCCTATCAGGCTGATATTAAGCTGATGGACGACTGGTCTGATGATGCCGGTCAGCAGATGAAGATCGCTATCGACAAGGATATTAGCTCCTATGCCTACACCGAAGCTGCCGCAGCGAACGCGGGCATAACGGCGGGCGTAGAGTCTGGTTCCTTGGATCTGGGCGTAGCCGGTGATCCGGTGGCCATCACCAAGGGGACCATCCTTGATGTGCTGGTTGACTGCGGTACTGCGCTGGACGAGCAGAACGTGCCAGACGAGGGTCGGTACATCATGCTGCCCGCGTGGATGAACGGCATGTTGAAGAAGTCCGATCTTCGTGATGCCAGCATCATGGGCGACGCCACTTCCGCTTTCCGTAATGGGAAAATCGGTATGTTGGATCGTTTTTCCGTCTACGTGAACAACAACATGTCCACGGTCACCGACGGCACTACCGGCAACCAGGCAACCAACGTGATCTTTGGCCACAAGAAGGCGCTGACCTTCGCAAGCCAGATGACCAATATGGAAACCCTGCCCAACCCCTCCGACTTCGGCAAGCTGATCCGTGGCTTGAACGTCTATGGCCGTAAGGTCATTGATCCTAACGCCATTGGTCACCTGTACGCAGAACGCGGCTAAACCCACAGGTAAAACCCGCTAACGCAAGGCTGCCTTTCGGGGTGGCCTTGCTTTTCAGGAGTAACGCATGGACATCATCAAAGCCCTTGAAGGGGCCAAAACCAAAGACGAACTGGAAGACCTTGGCATTGAGCACCTGGGCGTCGATGTGGATAAGCGCAAAGCCAAGGAAGTGATGCGGTCTGAATTGTTGGCCGAGGCTGAAGATCAGGCTGAGCCGGAAACAAAGATTCATCCAGAAAAAACGGCCAAGCCAACGCTGGCACCGATAGGCCGTATGGCCCGAAACAAAGCCACCGGCCGAGTTATGCCGTGGACGGCTGCAATGGCCAAGTATTCACACATGGAGGAAATCTAGCCCATGGCCACCGTTGCCCCGATCATCAACAACGTCAAGACAGTTTTGCAGGAGATCACCGCAGACGGTATACGCTGGAACAATGTTGAGCTGGTTGGCTGGTTGAATGAATTTTACCAGGCAGCGGTACAAATTAAGCCCGAGGCATTCTCTGTAAGCGAAAGCCTGTCTCTTGTCGAGGGCACGAAACAAGACATTCCCACCAGTGGCCTGCGATTGCTGGACGTGATTCGCAACGCAACCGGTATGGCCATCACGGTCACAACTCGTCGCGCACTGGATTCGACCCGCCGCAGTTGGCACGCAGACCAGGCCAGCAGCAGCATCGAGCAATTCACATTTGATGAGCTAAGCCCCACTCGCTTTTACGTTCACCCGCCTGCGATTGCCGGTACTTCCGTTGATATTCTGTATTCCGCCGTGCCGGAGGGCCATAACGCTACGCTGGATTTGGCCGTCGTCGGCTTGGAGTCGTTCAAGCTGAACGCCGCTTATGTGCCTGTGGCCACCGATTACATTCTTTACCGGGCCTTCAGCAAAGACGCCGAACACGCGCCGAATTTGCAGCGGGCCCAGATGCACTATCAAAGCTACATGCAACAAATGGCCGGCAAGGCGCAGACGGATGCGCAAACTTCCCCGAACGCCTATGACGCCTCCACGAACCCGCAGAGGGCCAGATAATGACAATAGATGATCTGGTAAACCAAGTGGCGATTGATGTGCCTGACGCCCCGCTGATGACCGTGCGCGAACAGATCAAGCGCATGGCCCGCGAATTGTGCCAAGAGGCTGATGCCTGGGTGATCGAGGGCATTGTGGTGGTGGCCGCTAAATCCGGTTATGCCCAAGTGCTAACGCCCGAGAACGGCGAGGTGCTGCGCATATCTGCACTGAAGGACACCGACCGTTATCTGAAGGCTAACTTTGACTTTGAGCAGAAACGCCCCAACCAGATCACCATGTTGCGCGACACCAAAAGCGATACGCTGACCGGCCGATTGGCCTGCCGCCCGGCCGTGGGCGCCGATCTTCCTGAAGCCTTGCTGAACGATCACGCCGACACGATATGCAACGGCGCCCGCTGGCGACTCCTGCTGATGCCGCAACCGTGGCGCGATCCTCAAATGGCCACCTACTACCAGACCCAATACCGATCCGGCACAACAGATGCCAAGCGCCTTGCCAGCTTTGGTCATGCCCGCGGCGGTATCCGCGCGAAAGCCCGACAGTTCATCTAACGGAATCCTCTATGAAGATTCAGCACGCAGCATTCCGGGGTGAAGTGCCTATTCTGGACGCCAGGCTATTGCCTGAAAACAACGCACAGATTGCCCGCAACCTGAATTTGAAGAAGGGAACGCTGCGCCCGCACCGGGATACGTTGATTGCCAGCAGCCTCCCGGCGACCATTAGCCCGAGCAACCTGTACCGGTACGACGTTGGCAACGACGGAGATGGCTTCTGGTTCTCATGGGGCAATCAATACGACGTGGACGTGGTTCGCTCACCGATTGCCAATGATGCCTACGCCCGCGTGTATTGGACAGGCCAGGATGCGCCCAAGATGGGCAGTCTTGCGCAAGTCACCACCGGTACCGGTCCCTATCCTTCAGCCTGGTTCACGTTGGGCGTACCGGCTCCCGAGTCTGGCCCAACCATTACCACGCCGGCTGATCGCACAACCGTCCCCGATACGGCGCTGGAAGTATTCTATCTGGTCACGCTGGTCACCGAGTTTGGTGAAGAGGGCCCGCCAAGTGATCCGTCCGGGGTAGGTATTCGATGGGACGACGTAACTGGCGCCCCGGCTAACGGTGAGCTTGAGATAGCATTGCCGAGCATTCCCAGTGCTGCGCTGAACATCACCAAGAAGCGGCTCTATCGCGTCGAAAGTGGCGGGCAATATCAACTGGTGGTTGAAGTCACCGCCGCTACCGGCACCTTTACTGACTCGGTTTTGTCCGAAACCCTTGGGCGAGCACTGGAAAGCACTGAATGGGACGCACCAAACCCTGAGATGCAGGGGCTTACCACGCTACCGAATGGCATTCTTGTCGGTTTCTTTAAAAATACCCTGGCCTTTAGTGTGCCGTATTTGCCGCACGCATGGCCTGTGAGCTACCAGTTAGCATTCAGTGATCCCATCGTGGCCATTGCAGCGGTCAGTAACGGTTTGATTGTGACGACCACGGGGCAGCCCTGGCTTGTCACTGGTTATAGCCCAGAGTCTATGGGCCAGATGAAGCTGGACGAGAATCAACCCTGCCTCTCCAAGCGATCCATGGTGGATATGGGCGGTTACGCTGTTTACGCCGGCTACGACGGCTTGGTAGCTGTGGGCGGCTCTGAGGCACAAGTCATCACCTCGCAAATATTAACCCGCGAGCAATGGCAAGCATTGAGCCCGGCAACCCTGCACGCTTACCGATACGACGGCATGTATCTGGGTTTTTATGACGGCGGCTCGTTTGCCTTCACTCCAGGATCTGGCATTGAGTTCTACGACACCGTAGCCAGCGCCGGTTATTACGATGTGTTTGAGGATGTTTTGTACTTGGTGCAAGGCTCTGATGTCACCCAGTGGGACAAGGGCGACCCGCTCACCTACACCTGGCGCTCACGCCTTCACGAGATTCCCCCAGGCGCCGCTGGATTCACTTGCGGCAAGCTGATTGCTTATGACTACCCGGTCACTCTGAATGTCTACGCCGATGGCGTTACCGTGATGAGCCGGTCTATTACCTCCCACAATATGTTTCGTATGCCTCCCGGTTTTACTTTGTTCCGAGACTGGGAAGTGGAACTGCGAGGCACCACTGAAATTGCCTCCATCCAGTTATCCACGTCGCCAGGAGAGCTTGTTTAATGACTAAGCGTCGTCGTTCCCTGCCACCAGTTTCGCCAAAAATCCCGGCAGAGATGCGCCCTATCGTGGCCGCTATTGCCGAATCCATTGATGTTGGGCAAGGCGTTCGAGGCAACCCCCTGGACGCCTGGGTTACGCGACAGGACTTGGTAGATAGCGG